ATTCGTTTTCTTTTTCGTCTACCGGATTTAAATCGTCATACCATTCCATATTTTTATATTTTAAGTTAAAAGTTTATATTATACCATTTCCATTTTCCCGTTCTTACTTCTAGTTTTCATATAGGTGCATCCGGCGTGCGACATTCCAATGTTTAAAATGTCAAATTCATCTAAATCTTTTTCAGCCATTAAATCTAAGTTTGCATAACCTGAATAATACTTCATATCGTCATCGTCATAAAGTTCAAAAAAATCCGTTAAGCCTAAACCTTTAACTTTTTTTATATCTTCTTCAGTTGCCCTGTACCCATCTAAATGATCGCTCGTTATACTAATAATATATTCTGAATTTACTTTGAAAAGTTTTACCGCTGTCTTGGTTCTCATTTTGTCTGTTTTTAAGTGATAGCTTATTTGCTAACAATTTCAATATAGTGAAAATAAACGTTATAAACAAATTATTTGATAACTATTTTTTATTTATTTACCTTCGTTAAGATTACGTGAGTAATATGTACCCTTATAAAAAGTGATGCAGCCATACCTTAAACCTGCGACAGTATTATCAGTCAGCTACACCTACTTAAATTAATTTTATTAGTTTTCCTCCGGTCTTAAATATTCATCCATTAAATCCAATGCAAATTCATCCATTAAAGTTTCTTCATTATTGGTTAAAGGCCTGCAGGAAATAGTTGTAATAAATAAAGAATCTTCTCGACATTCAGAAATACCACAAATTTTTGCTTCAATCTCGTAAATGTTTAAATAGCCATTTTTTAAATGGGTCAATTTATAAGTTAAATAAATCCCGTTTTCTTTTAGTAATTCTACTGTTGTTTTTTCGTTACTCATAATGTCTGTTTTTATTTATTTTATTTCCGGTAGCCCGAAAGAATTAATTTCTATTTTTAGGTCCAAAGGTATTCCGCAATCTTCGCCTTCGCAGCAAAAATTATCTTCGTGGTTTTCCCATTCGCATACCTCGCATTTAATTGTATTTTTCATTTGATCTGTTTTATGTTCTTCACAAATGTAATGCTTTTATTAGTTATACACAAATATATTGATAACTATTTTTAATGTAATGCGTATTTTCCAAAGTTTGGCTTGCTTAAAATAGAATATGCAGCATAACGACAGGGATCGATTATATGATTGTTTTTGTCTTCCGGAATATTTAGAAGCATTCCGCTTTTATCTTCTTTCCATTTGTAATTTCTAAATTCCATAATTGCATTTGTAGAATCTTTTAATACGTGTAATTTATATCTTTTCAATAAATCAATTCCTGCATTAATACTATCTTTTCCTTTTGTGCTTGGGAAAATATTAAAACCCATTCTGCGAAGTTCTGCAATTAAACGAGGTTCTGCGGAATCTGCATAAATTGGATTTGATTCTAGTTTTTCATTTCTTAAAAATGATGCAATATCATTGGTAGTCATTTGCGTTCTGTAAAGGTGTTCTTTTACATACATATTATTGCCCCAAATATAAATTGAAACGAGTGAAGTCGGATCATTAGAGTACCCAAAATCCATTCCATAAGAAAGTAAATAAGCCTCATCCGGAATAACATTTACTTCTACATATTGAAAAATTGTGCTTCTACTTGCTGATCTCTCACCTAAACCATAAATTTGCCAATACTGCTCATCTGTATCTTTTAAGAGTTCAATCTCTTTTATTATAGATTCTTCTATAAATGGATTGTCTAGGTAAGTAGTTTTAAAAAAGTCACAGTCATCTCTAGTGATTAATTTATCATAAATCCAATGAAACTCATCTGATGGATTAAAGTCTAATATTATCCGGTCCTGAGTTCTGAATAATAATTGTTGCATATCTTCATAATACAATTCATTACCTTCATTAACAAACAGTAAATCCCTTTTCCGGCCCCTAATTTTCTGCGGTTGATCCAAAGATATAAATTCAACTAAATTGCCAAATAAGCTATATTCTGAATTTGATTTATTATGCGCTATTTCTGAGTAACAATTATACTCTTGAAGTATTGTTATAAAATCCCTCATTACTGTAGCACGTAAACTAGGAAAAGATTTTCTACAAATTGTTACTACTTTATTTTTATTTAAAGAACAGTATTTAAAAATTATCCACAATAAAATATTGTAGGTTTTTCCGGACCTTGTTCCGCCCTGCTCAACAACAATTTTTGCTGAAGAATTATCTAAATGTTTGAAAACCTTATTGGTTTGAATCTTCGGTCTTATCAATTATTTCAATTAAAAAGTTAGTCGGCATTCCGTCTGCTCCTGTAATTTCCTGCCTCTCAATGTAACCCCTTTTTTTACCTTTAGTTTTTAAATAGAATATTGTTGCCGCTGTAGAATCTGCAAGTATTTGTTTATGTAATTGTGACTCTGCAAAATCTAAAGCTACATTCTCTATGTCTTTAACTTGATCGGCAAATTCAACATCTTCTTTAAGCCATTTATAATACGTGCTTCTTGGCGTGTCTGTTTGCCTGCACGCAACGGTAACAACACCCAAAGATTTTTCGAGTGCTGCTAATAGTGATTCCTTTTTTATGTGTCTACTTTCGTTCATTATTTTATTTTAAATTAATCCCTAGAAATTAAATATAAACCAAACCAAATTATGAAAAAATAAATTGCTGTCATAAGTTATTTTTTTTATTACTGTAATATTCTATTGTTTCAGCTGCAATTTTTACAACCAAAAAACCTACCAAAAAAACTATAATACCCATATTTTTATATTTTTAAAATCTGTCCGCATTTATCGCAGGTTTCTTTATTTTCTTCAACTTCTTTTATTTTTTCTTCTTCTAGATCACCTTCAAATGGAAATCCCTGAAGGCCCCAATCTTCCAAATCTTTACGATCCCAATCATTTGCTAATACGTCCCAATCCCACTCACCGAAGTGTTCATTGTCTTTTATAACAAATTCCTTGATTTGAGCATCATTTAAGCCAACAGCAGACAAAACCGGTATGGTTTTATATCCTAATTCCACAACGGCCTTAAACCTCATATTCCCACCTAATATAATATTTTCCTCACTAATTACAATGGGCCTGATCTTGAGCATTTCCGGAAACTCTTTAATACTTTTTTTAAGTGCTTCAAATCTTTTTTTATTTAAAGTCCTAGGGTTTTCCGGATTCTCGTAAATGTCTGAAACTTTGACTTCTATAATCATATAACGTATTTTTTTATTAGTTTTAAAATCTCGAACCACTTATCCCTTCTCCGGCCTCTATAACTTCGCATTTATCTACAAATTCTTTAGACTTCCATTTCCACGCTTTTTTCATTAGAACGATTTGGTCTGCCATTTCCCAAATTTGTTTCCTGTCTGTAATATCGTGTACCGCTTTTATAAGAGGATTATCTAAATTGCCTATTAGTTTGTCGTATTTGTTTTGTAGTGTTGTTAATTTACTTTCTAGAAATTCTATTCTATCCATTTCTTCAAAGTTCAAACCTTCTTCCCAACGAAAACTTAACTCTAATTTTTCCAATGTTTGGTTTGCTTTTTTATAATACGGGTAATTTTTTACCGCATAGATCACCGTTGCGTGGTCCATTGGCTTGCCGTTATCTTGAAAGAATTTTGCAATAGAACATAATCTCATATTTAATTTTTCCCTCATTAAAAAGCAAGTTAAAGCCCTTACTTCTACATAATCTCTTTTTCTAGTATTTTCAAATATATTTATACCTGAAGCCTTTATTAATTTTTCTGCAATTTCTGCAGGGTTTAAGTTTCTCATATTAATCTGTTCTTAGTTTTAATAAATTATAGCATTCAGAATATTTTTCTTTTGCTTTTGATTTGTATTTTTCTTTAAATAATTGATACAGTTTTTTAGTGTAAGAATATTTAGAATGACAATCTTGAAAATATTTCTCAGCAAATTTTTTACCTTTACCTTTAAAATAATTTACATTGTCTGCAGTATCGCCTGCAATCATTTGTTCATAGAAATTGTAAAGCGCCTCATCTTCTGAAATGTCCAAAACCTCTTTGTGTTTATAATGGTAATTATACATTAAACAAGGGAATTGTTTATAGTCTTTATCTATTGAGACAATCATTACTTCATTTCTCCCGAACTCTGTAGAAAGTTTTTTCCAATATCTTGCAACCATATCGTCAGTTTCAATTCCGTAACCGAAAACACTATCGTATTCTTCCTTTACAAATTGGTGCATTTCCTGTAAAAAAGGAGGTCTTTCTTCCGCGCTTCTATTTGCTTTATATACCGGGGTTATTAATTTTCTAAAGTTACCTAACGAACCGCTAAAAGTAATCACCTTATCAATATTGTAAATGTTTTCTAAATGGTTTACAATTTCCATATATTGTCTTCGAAATTTATTTCTACAGTCTGAAAGTTCTGTATAATATTTTCCGTCTTCCGGGGTCTCTCTTTTTTTATAACAACTAGCAAAGATTAAACTATCTGCATCGACTAATAATATCATTATGTTATATCATTTAAAGATTCCTGAAGTATTTTAAGGTTCATTTTAGAGGTGTTTTTAACTTCTGCAGCAACTTGTCTCACAATGTACGGTAAGTCTCGCATTAAGCTATCACAATCCCAAACAAGGATGTTTCCGTCTGAATGTTCAGCTACAAATTCACCATCAATACAATGAATTGAATCCGTATCTGCAATATAAGTAGTTCTGTTTTCATCGTAAACGTTCGCTAATCTGTCTTGAAGTGCTAAACATTCAGTCTTCTTTTCTTCATAAAAATGAGACAAAGAACTGTAGCCTTCATCTAATTGATTATATTCTTCAGAAAGACTTTCTAGGTTTGTACTAAATTCATCCGTCCTTTTCATTCTTTTTTTAAGTTGGTCTTCTAGCCATAAAACATAATTTAAAGAAACAACAGGTTCCTTGTGTTCTTCTTTTGAATATTCAGATTTAAATTCTACATAACCGGCTAGTACTGTATCATTATTTGATTTCTCAAAAAGGTTTACAAATTTGGTTTTTAAAGTCTTACGTATTTCTTTGGCTAATTTCATAATGTATCTGTTTTTAAAAGGTTAAATTGATTTGTAAATAATTCTTTTGCTCTGACTCTTGGACTTTGCATTTGATAGTTACGTCTGTAATATTTTCATCGTCTTCAATATGCTTTTCTATTCGCTTTCGTAGTTCGGACCATAACGCTTCATTTATTTTCATTTGGCTAGGGTTTTATTTATAGCAAAACTAAATTTCCAAAAAAATAATTTTCCATTTAATATTGCTTTTTTACTTACTTCAAACTTTGAAACCTTTTCTGTTTTTAAGTTTTCAATTCTAATTTTTAAGCCGCCGGTTTTCATTTCAGAAATCCGCATATTATAATTGCCTCTCATTATTTTATTAGATTTAAACCTAACTCAGCTGCAGCGTAATTAATATGCTTTTGAGTAGTCATAGACCAATAACCTAATTGCATTAATTTGTCGCCTTCTATAGTCGCAACGTGCGTTGCATAACTCCAAATTTTATTTCCTTCTATTCTTAAATTCTGCTTGTACTTTGTAAATCCGTTCATCTGTTTCTGTTTTTAAATTAATATTAATTATTTTCTCCGTATGTAGTTGTTATTATTTCTCCGGTTGCAGTTTCAAAGGTAATTGTACCGTCAGCCCACATAATTGCGTTATCATTTTTCATTTTGTTCTGAATTAAAAAAGGAGTTTTCCTCCCGGTTAATATTATATAGTTTTTTCCGTTGTATTTTCCCCTATGCTTACAGCTATTAATTCTAAGTCTTTCAACTTAATTCTAACCGTTAATTTATTGTCAAAAATATCAAAGGTGTATAAATTTAAGCCCCCCCTGCTAATTGATGCAACATTGTAAGAATCGTAACTGCCTTTTTTAGTAATACAGAAATTACTGTTTCCATCTTCTGCATTGTACTTCTGTATAGTATAACAATGATATTTACCTAACACATCACCAAGTAAATACTTAACCGTTAAGCTATCTTTGTGTTTCATCGTATTCATAAATGTCTCTAAATTTTTCATTTTGTATGTTTTTTAATCGTATGCTTATTTGCTTACAGCTGCAATATACAATTAATAATACTTATAAACAAATTATTTAGTAACTATTTTAATTCTTTTCATTTAATTTTTTCATCTTTTAAATTTAGATTAATAATGCAGGCCATATTTTCAGTTAATAAATAAACATCTTTTAGTAATCTTTTTTTGGTCCACATAGTTGTATCAGGGCAATATTTTTTTACTGTCTCAGGCAGTTTTAAATCGTTTAACCAATACATAAAATTACCTTTTGTATCTGCAACAAAATAAAGTTTTATTACATCTTTATCTAGGGCCATTAAAGAATCGTATTTGTCCTTTTCAAGCATTTTTTCTTCATAGTATTTGTTTCTGAATTTCATTTCAATAACACATTTTGAACGTTTACCGTTTTTTTCAGGGGTAAAGCCTGCAGCATCCCATTTAGTAGAACCCTCACCGGTATGTTTTAAATCCCATCCGTCAATATTTAAAATTTCTACAATAGACTTTTCAAGTTTGTGAATTTTTTTAACGCTCATTATCAAATATTAAATTCAAATCTTTAATCCAACGTTTCACTATTTTTGGGCTGCAGGTGCAGGGCTTGTAAAATGTATGTTTGTGATATTTTGAGTGTAACTCGCACACCAATGTAAATTCAACGTGCGTGATAACGTCTGATGTTGCCAATCTAAATTTCTCCCAATCTTTGTAATCATTTTCTTCAAATTTTACCATCTTTTAATTTTTATTTTATTTAAAGTTTCTCTTCTGTCATCACATTTACATTTGGTCCCTTTATATTTATGGTATTTATCAACCAAATATTTTATACCGGTGTATTTTGTAATGTAATAAATAGTGTCTCCTAGTTTCATATTATTTGTTTTTTTCTAAATAAATTTGTAATGTAGCTAATGACCTCCAAGCAACTTTCGCTAAATGCAAAACCCCATCAGTATCGTGTGCCGTATGTTCACTATCTATTAAATGCCTAAGTAAAGCATCCGTATTATCATTGCTTTTATTTTTGTCCCAATATAATTTGTCTCCTTGATTGTGTTGTTTTTGTCCTGCTAAACTACATTTAGAAACTTCTTTTAATGCGTCAGGAAAATAATTAATACAACCCGTAAATATTGGTGTTGATTTTCTTTGATCTTTTTCAATAATATTATTTCTATTTTCTTTTTGGTATTCCTTTTGTTTTATATCGTAAAGTTCCATTTCTTTGTTAAAATCTTTTGAAACCTCCATTAATTTTTCTAAGCTATTCATATGTGGTGTAGTTTTGAATTTATAATATTTTTTTTTAATATTTTATTTTTTTAAAGTCTGCGGTTTCATAATAATAAACCATTGCTTCAATATCGTTTGCTGCGTGTTCTCTAGGTTTTCTGCCTCCCACCTTTAAAACTCCGCCTAAATGCTTTATCCGTCCGTAAATAATACCATCTAAGCAGGCCCAAATTACAATTGGCTCGACTGTTTTTGCTTTATCTATAAGTTTTACAATTTTTCTAGCAGCTATTGGCAAGGGAAAAGCATCTTGCATTGTTTTGTTTCTTCCCTTTACCTCAGCGTAAGCTATTACGGTATGATCTGCGTCTAGAACTCTAAAGTCTATATCATTCTGTCCTAATTTAATAAAACCTCCCTTAAAACTATCTGTAAACACTTTTATAGCTTTCATTTCCCTTTGCAAATCTGTCTGTTTTTCAAATCTCATTATACTATTTTTTTAAGTTCTTCTTTTGTTTTTATGTAATTATTATAAACGGTGTAATAAGGTACTTTTGAATTACGACTAAATTCTGCAATACTTTCACCTGAGTTTATATTTTCAAAAACGAATCGGTCCCACCATTCCAATTCTCCAATCGCTTTCTTTACCCTGTTATATGTTTCGTTAAAATCAACATCAATTTGAGCATCTAAACTATACTCGCAATCTTCAATGTTAACCATAACTAAGTTTTTACTTTTACGTTTTAAATCTATAAAAATTGAATTTAAAGTCTTGAAAATATAATAGTAATTTATTTCTTCTTTGCAGTACATTATGTCTGTACCATTTTTCAAAATAGATTTGTGAATTTTAATGTACATTTCCTGAGTTATATCTTCAGCGGTTTCTTTTGAAACACCAAAAGTAGAAACTATATCGATCCACGTTTGATGTTTTTTAAAGATTAAATTTAACTCTTTACTCATTTTTTTATTTTAATGGGTCGTACAAATCTCCTACGATTATAGGTAGCCCGAATTGATTAACTTCAAAACTAAAAGTTTCAAAAGAGTATCCTCTACTCCTGCCACATTTAACCGTCACCCAATCACGATTTACAGTATTTGATTCTAAACTAATAACCATTTCCGCCTTTTTTTCTAGAAAGGAACCTAAATGACCTGTACCAAGTTTAGAGCTACCAAATGATTGATGAATTACATTTATAATGTGAACATTATATTTTGCTGACCATTCCATTAATTTTTGCACTACTTCGTTTGATTCTTCTATATTATTTGAATCTGCGCATAAATCAGCAATACCGTCTATAATTACTAAACTAGGTTCTGTTACTTTAGTTTTTAAATAATGCTCAATAAATTGTAATCTTGTTTTATGGTTTAAAACTCTTAACCCAAAGGTATGGTATTTTTCTGAATCGATATTTGCATCCATTTGATACGGTCTTTTGAATACTCTAGCTGCGTAATATTTTCCCTGTTCTGTATCAAAATGAATAAGACTTCCGTTTTCTCTATGGCCTTTTAATTTTCCCCCATAAATATTTTTACCACTTAAATAAACTGAAGCTAAAAGTGAAATGAAAAATGTTTTTTTTGTTTTTGGAGGCGCAGTAATTACGGATAAATTACCGTATGTGCCTAAAGGAATGGGCATTAAAGTATCGCCTTTTGTTACGTCTTTTAAAACTATCTCACCCATTGAAAGGCATACCGGCGGATATTCTATTTTTTCTTTTGGATCAACTCGACAATCTTCTTCGATTAATTCCATTAACATTTGGTCTTCTGTTTGTTGTTCTGTCATCTGTTCCGTTTTAATTTATGTTTACAATAGGGATTGTCTATTTTACTAATTTATAAAAAAAAAGGGGTTTTTAAGCCCCTTAAATTTTACTAAAATGGTAAATCGTCTTCTACAGTTGCAGGTTGGTTATATTGTTGCTTTGGAGAATCTTCCTCCTGTCTTTCGGCAACCGTAATTGTGCCATCAGTCCAAACAACTTTTCCATTTCCTAAAGTTATGCGTGCTTTTTTCGCATCTCTTTCTTCTTTTGTTTGAGATTCTGTTACCCAAACATTATTCCCGAATTTTGTTTCGTCATTTACTGACAAGGTTAATTCGTAATAAACGGCCCCGTCTTTACCAATTTTAAATTTTTCTTTTGGCAATTTATCTACTCTAATACTTGCATTGATTAATGTACTCATAATTTACTGTTTTTATTTAGGTTAATATTAATTAATAATTATTTTTATTCTACTATAGTGAAATCTGCGTGTTCCATACAATCTGAACAAATGTCTATACCGTTCCAAGGTCCTGCGTTGCAGCAATCAGATTCTAACATTATGATTTTTTTGTAAAGGTACCGATATTAAATCTAACTTTTCCTTTATCGTCCCGGCAGGCTATTGCAACTAACTTATTACCGTTAAATTCGCTGTACCATTTCCAATCTCTTAATTTAAGATTATAGGTTTGTTTTACCTTTTGGCCTTCTATTTTAAATTCATCGGGATTTAGTTTTATTTGTATTACAGGATAATCATATAATTCAATTCCAATCCCAAAATTAAAACAAGCACGTTTAAAACTATCACTTGCCAAACCTTTTTGAGAATCCGCCATACTTTCGGTTCCGGTATCTTCTTTAGAAACCCAATGTTTATTTTCAGAATCCCAAATTGAAACAATACAATTTCTGTTGTCTCTTGTATGTTCTCTTTTCCATCCTAGGACCCCACAAACCTCGTTTAGTCTTTTGATGTCTACCCTAGCATCTTTATAAGCTAATATTGTCGCATATCCGCCTTTATTGATTGATTGGACCCTAAAGTCAATATCTTCAATAGATAATGGAGTTGATAAATTTTGTAAGTAATTTTGTTCTGTTTTCATTTTATTGGTTTTTAAGATTAATTTCTTCTAGTTTTAATTGGTTTTCTAAGATTCCAATTCGTAATAACAAAGCGTCTAGTTTGGCCCTGTATTTTTCCTTTGCACTATCCATTACTTTATGTTTGGTAAAGTTGATCTCGCAATGTCTATTTCTTTTTTTAAAGCTATTTGCTCAAAAGCATTACCGTGATATACTGAATGCTCTAAACGCTGCTCTAGACTTAAAATTTTCTTCCTTAATGTTTCGTCCTGTAGTTCCATTTTTTATAGTTTTAAGATTAATACATCTGCAATATACAACGAATTGTTGATAACTCCAAATGTTTTGGTAAAAAAAGCGTAAAATCTTTTTAAGGAAATCACGCTTCTAGAAAAACAGAACAGGCAAATATAGTTTTAAATTAATTCATCCACAAGTTTTTTATACTTTATTATCATTTCTTCTAATTCAAAGTCTGCTAGTTTAATAATTTGCTTTGCTTTTATCTGTAATTCCTGTGCAGTACCGTCTCCAAAAATAGAATCTAAGTTTTGACTAAAAATATATTGTTCACCATATTTAAAGACATTGCAACCGGCACATTGAACTTGACAATTTGTTTCGTCCCATCTAGTAGAATAGTGTTTTCGAGATTGGAAATGGCCGTTTTGTAGTTTTTTCCAATGGTCCTCTTTTCCGCAGGTAAAACAAGTGGATATTTCGTTTTCTGCATTTCTCAGTCTAATATATTGAGAAAATATTGTATCTAATTTCTTTACTATTTTACTTCTAGTAAGTTTCTTTTTTGTTGCCATTTTTATATTTTATTATAAAAGGTTTTTTTATTCCAAAAAAAAATAATAACTTTGAACTTTTTAAGAACTTGTAATTCTAAGAATACATTTAAAATTAAATCTAAGAATATAATTAAAATTAAATCTAAAAGTACTTATAAAAATAATGACATAGGTACTTTAATCTATTTTTTTTGAGATATAGTTTTAAACTTTTCTACACCTCTACTTCCAAAATAAGCTACATAAACTGTAATTAATAAAGACTTCAATAATTCAATCCATTGAGTTTCTACAATAAAAGTATCAATCATAGAATCTAGTAATACAAATAAGACCATTGAAACGGTTAAGAATATTAACGTTAAAGGTCTAGTATTTTTTGATAACCAAGAATCTGAAACCATATCTGACTGCCATCTTTTAGATACTTCTTGCATTTCTGAAATATCCATATCTAGCAGTTTTAAGGCTGTTTCTTTATCTTTAGGGGTAAGTTGTTTATCTTTAGTTATTAATTGCCTAAGCACCCCTAGAAATCCTTTTTCCGGTAGTATTCCGCCTATTGACGAACCTATCTTTGTAAGGAATTTTCCAACTTCAGTTTCTGAGAATTTTTTCTTAGGCATTACTCTTTTTTATTTTCGTTCATTAAATACCATTTATGACAAGTGTATAAAATTGAAACACTTAATAAAATTATTTTTAAAAATACGTCTATGTTTGTCATTGAGAGTCCAAATGTTCCTGCGTTTAGGAATAAAGTTTTATAATCGTTTGTCATTTTAGCAGGTTTTGCAATCGTTATAAATTCTATAAACACCTCTTTTTCTTATAACTAAAATTTCTTTTCTATTTTCTTTTTCGGAATTATATGAAACGTGAATCCATTTTGGATTTGCTGCTCCATATTCCCAAATAAGTTGATCAAAATCTAAATTGTCTTTTATGTAGTGAAACATCTCTAAATTAGTCTTTTTGTCCATAGATGTAATATCTATAGCTTTACCGTCTAAATGGCTAGAGGTGTGGCTTCCTTTTAAGGCTGTATTTAGTTTTTCGGAACGAAACATTGAATTAACCTTTATAGGGCCGCCAACCCACTCTCTTAAAGGCTCAAAAACCTTTTCAGCTAATACCTGCATATTTTCAATATGTTCAGTTTTAGGCTTGTTTGTTATACCAAATTGTTTGGCATAATTTGAGTGAGTTGCTTCCTTATAAGAAATAAATTTACTTATTTTCTTCATCTTCTTTGATTAATTCAAAAGAACCATCTTGTAGATTTATGTTTACTTTTCCATAAGTCTCTTCAAGTTCCTTTTTAGATTTGTCTTGCTCTACCATTAATTCAACATAATAGTGATTTAAACTATGCTTTTGAGTTTCTAGTAATCCCAAGTCGTGCAAAATTGCACCCTTTTTTTGCTCTTGTTCTTGTAATCCTTTTAATTCTGCTTCAGTAATCTTTGACATTTTAAATGTTTTTAAGTTAATCGTAAATGTACGAAATTTTATTTTGCTTCTAATCTTTCAATTTTAGCAGTTAATTCTTGTATTGATTTAATCAACAAAGGAACTATTTTAGAATAATCAACAGACTGCATTTCATCAGCATCTTTTTGTCCTGTAACTGCATTAGGTAAAACTTCTTGTAGTTCGTGAGCCATAACTCCGTAAGTTCTGCTTTCATCTGTTTTCCATTTAAAGTCATAAACAGGTATTTTAGAAACCATATCTAATCCTGCAAAGTCTTGTAAATCTTCTTTTAATCTATAATCAGAAGATGTGTTGTAAGCTGTTGCAGAACCTGTGATACTAATACTTCCAACCCCTGTTCCATTTGAAGCCATATTAATTAGAATACCTGTTGGTGTACTTGCACCTCTCGCTAAATATAACGGAGCATTATTTGAATTACTATTTATTGCGGTATAACCTCCTGTGTTTCCACCACTATAAAATATACCTGAAACATCTTCTGTACCAAAACCACCTAACGTACCAATATATCCAATATTAACAGCACCCGATGATTCTATTTTAAATTTACTTGTTCCTCCTACGTAAAAATTTAAAAAATTACCCCCTTCTATTAATGCTGCATCCGTACCTGCTCCTTTAAATCTAAGTACAGGTAGATTATTACTTTTTGAAAGAGTTAAAGTATCTCCCTCTCCATTTATTGTCACAGAACTCCCAAAGGTCGCATCGCCACTATGAGATAAAGTTAAAGCAGATGCATTATTACCTGTATGAAAATTTAAATTAGCTGAACTTGCAGTATCGGTATTTGTTATATAACTCCAATTATTACTACTACCGTTTAAATCGTTTTTAATAGCCAAACCTATACCCGGTAAATTTAAAGAAGCATTAGTACCTGCATAAATACCTGTACTACCTATTCCTACCGTTTGGCTTTCATTAATTACTAAAGCATCTAGTGCGGTATTTCCGTTTCTTTTTGTTTGTATAGTAAATTTACCTCCCGTACCTGCTCCGCTTTCTACTTTTATATTTGCTAAAACATCTCCTGCCGATGTTTTGAAAAAGTCTAACGTTGGAGTTGTTCCCTTTAATTGCAAATTTCCTGCTGAAGTAATACGCATTCTTTCTGCACCACCTATACTTAAAGTCATCGGTCCTTGACCACCTGATACAAACCCTGTATCAATATTAAATCCGCCTCCTGCTACGTTGCTAGGAGTAAGTGTTACTGTTGTTTTAGATGTGCGTAAATGAATGTCTCCTGATGAAGTGGTGGTAGAACCTACGCTCAAATCACCTGTAGGTGTAGTCGTTCCAATACCTACTTTACCGCCGCCTGACTGTAAAACTAAACTCCCCCAAGCAACCGCAGGTTTTAAAACATTTATATAACCCTTGTTGCTTGTTTCATTATACCCTATCCTAAGTCCGCCTCCATTATCAACTCCAAAAATTGCTTGTTGAGAATTAGTATCTTCGTTATCATAAGCAGGTAAAGTAACTTGTAATTTACCTAATGGACTATCTGTTCCAATACCAAAATTATTATTATTATCAATCCAAGAAACACCCTCTGAATGTAATCTTATTGAATGACCTGAACCACCATCTCTATATATGTCTAAGATTTTATCTCCTGTTCCTGTTAGCGTTACATCTCCTGTAAAAGTTGCGTTTCCTGATGTATCAATTGTTAACCTGTCAGCATTTGCCCCAACATCAAATAAACTGAATGCATCACTACCTGATATTGCAAACCTATAAGTTCCAACACCTGTTCTTGTCATATCAATAATATCTGCTCCTGATTGCTCAACAAATAATCTACCTGTATTTACATTTCCTGCAAAAGTTGTAGTTCCGTTATCTAAAATTGTTACTAATGTAGAACCCTTATTAGCTGAATAGAATTTAGTAGCATAAGCAGAATTATTAGTAAAAAACTGCATATCTCCATTAGAGGTATAAATTGCTCCATTCCCATCTCCTGATAATTTTACATACCCTGCTGCACTTGTCCCTTGAACTATTACATCTCCTGCAAAAGTTGCACTTGTTGAATCTATGGTTAACCTTGTGACATTATTAGTACCTAATTGTAGTGTTCCATTATAATTGTTGTATATTTTAGAAGCATCTGATGAATCTTGAAATATTTTTAAACCACTAGCATCGCCTGTGGAATTTTTAATTACTAAAGTTCCGCTTTCTAAATCAATTCCTGTTTCTATTGTTACATCTCCTGCAAAAGTTGCACTTGTAGAATTAAGAGTTAAATATGTTGATGATGCATTTGCAGGTCTAAAATATTGTGTATTCCCATCAAAATACATTTCAGTATTATACATCTCAATATTAGAACCTCCACCTGCTGTTGAAATAACAAGATTATTAGTACTTCCTATTGAATTTGCAGATAATGTAATTTGCCCACTATTGCCTGATGCTGCAATTATACTTCCTGTTGAAACTACTGAAGTTCCTTCTAATCCTGCTACAACTAAATCTGCTGCTAAATATCCTGCACCGCCAATATTAACTGTCGTTGTAGGTTCTACTGTTGTACCTCTAAATAACTTGAATTTATTACTGTCTGAAGCATCATTGAATAAACCTAAATACCTTGTAGTACCGTCATTGTATTTACCGTAATAACCAATATCAAGGCTATTTGCGGCATTATTAATTGCAAGTGATATAAGAGGGTCATCTACTGATA